ATAAGGCTTGACAATCAAATAATACACCTGCATAATACACAAACTGCTCGTAGCTCAGTTGGATTAGAGCAACAGCCTTCTAAGCTGTGGGTCGTAGGTTCGAGTCCTACCGAGCAGGCCAATTTCATAGTCGGCGTGGTGAAAATGGTAAACACAACAGACTTAAAATCTGTCGCTTCAAGCTTGCTGGTTCAAGTCCAGTCGCCGACACCAATAAAGGAGGCTACTATGTAAAACTATTCTCTCAAAGGAGGATAACTAACAACACGAAAGGAGATACAAAGCAATAGTACGTAAGTCGTTAATCGTGGTCAGTAAGTCTTTGGGAAGAGAGTCATTGTGACTCTCTTTTTTTATATTGCAAAAGAAGTACCACAACCACACGAACTTTTAGCCATTGGATTATTAAATTTAAACATTGATTCAAAATCATCATAGGTATAATCTAATTCCATACCTAGTAAATATAATTCGTAATCTCTACTAACTAAAAGTACGTCATCAACCACAACGTCATTTCGCTGTTCTTCGTGTGCAAAACTCCAATGGTAATTAAACCCAGCACAACCACCACCTTTAATGTCAAGTCTAACAAAATTCTTGTCATTCTTTTTACGTAATTCGTTAAGTCTTTTATAAGCATTATCTGTTAATTTTATCATATCTCCTCTACGTGTAAAAAGGTCTTAGCATTGTTGCAACTAAATGAACTCTATCTATTTCACTACCATTAAAAAAATTATGATACTTTGTATTATCGGTAACATAAGCACTACCATTTGCCGGCATATGAAATGCCTCATCTTCAATCACCATTTTACATCCTTCATTTGTAATTATAGGTACGTGAATACGTGGCTCTGGATCCCTATGCCAAGATAAACAACTTCTAGGTGGTTTCATTAATATTCTAACTCTACCGATTTTACCGAAATTACTTTTTAGTATATTATATACTTCTTCAAAGTAAGTATCCTTAAATTCAGGACAAATTTCAGTATAAGCGGCTTCGTCTACCGGTTCTAGTCGTTGTTGTTCGTAGTTGTCTGTATCAGGTTTAGTCCAATACAAGCCTCTGATATTTCCGCCTGTAATAGAATCTTCGTCACCTGGTTTTCTATTAACACAGATAGCATTGAAATCAATCTTGCTTTTATCATCCGTGTTAAACGATAAGTGTTTGCGTATATCAAAGTAGGCCTTGCCCAACTTGTCAATATCTATGCCTAAAGCATATTCGTAATAATGAATAAAATTTCCCATACTACTATTTAGGTCGTTCTCTTAAACAAGTAAACATAGAGAAACTAAAAGAATCCGAGTCCGGCGCTTATCTAATATAAGCAAGATAGCCAATAAAGAATATAAAACCACCAATTAAGAGTATTAACATTAACACACAAAAAAATTCTATTATCTGCCTTTTTAATTCACGCTTACGATATATTTCATCTTCACGTTGCTTTCTTAACTTACGCCTTAATTCAATCATTTCATTATATACTTTTTGGCCATACGTATATTGTATTAATACTCTTAACTCTTTTTCTTGTTCAAGTATCTTTTGTTTATTAAGTGTAATGTCTAACGCCATCTTTTCTATACTACCTTTCATTAGTAGTTTAGAGACACCGCCAGCCGTATTTACTTCTCTTTCTGCATAATTAAAATCTGATACTGCACCATACCAACGTGATAAAGATTTAGACATAGATTCTAAATCATTGCCAAGTGATATACCTCTTTTGATAAGGTTAAATGCTGATGTGGCCGTTGCAACTGCCGTAATAGGGTCTAACATTGAAAGTCCTGTGAAATAGTGATAAGTCACTACTATTTATGGACTCAACTCCTGGAAGTTGAATTTTTCCTGGAAAAAATTTTGATAAAAAATGGTACCTAGGTACCTAGCTGGTTTCCTGAAGTTTCAACACCACTATGTATAAAAATAGTGTCCTTTACTTGATACGTAATACCTTATGTACAAACCATTTAATAAATTGTTTTAGTCTTTTACTAAAGGCCTTTTTAAATACGTATCTTAATAAACGTACAACTATTAAAATCGGTGAACTTAATACATCATAAACTATTAAAAGAATATCTACTGATAAGTCTATGATATTGTCTGTTGTGCAAATTCTCTTCCAACGTGTCTTAATCTTTTGAAACATATTTTTATCTCCCGGTATATGTTTTATGGATGTTATTGCATTTATAGTTTAGAATTTTTTTTTGTTTTTACAATAGCGCTTTTTCTGGTAATTTTTATTCGTTAAGGTCAATTCTATTAGCCAATACTTTAAATGTCTGGCCAGTATGTAAAACGGCCTGTGTAGTATTTGATGTTTTGGTTTTAGAAATGGTCTCTTTGTAGTCGCCTCTTACGTCTAGATTCATATTGCCATCTACTTTAATATTGTAATCGCCACCTACATTTGTGTTTAACTGGCCATCTTTTACTACCACATTTAGGTTGCCTTTATCTACCTGTATGTTAATATTAGCATTCGGCCCCACTTGTATATCGTAATGATTATCTGTTTGGCCGTCTTTGTTAATGTATAGTTTATGTCGGCCACCTATGGTAATATCAGATTGACCATCAATACTCGCTTGACTTTTGCCGTAGGTTATGGTATAATGGTCGCCTTTAATTATATCGGTCTTTGTGCCATCTGGCGATATCTCGTAGGACGTGCCTGTTCTATGCGCCTCGTATATTCTTTCATTGCCTTTTGTATCATCATATTCCCTTAAATGGCCACTCTCTGATTCGTAAACGTGATTAAAAGGATAAACGGCCGCATATGGTATTTCAGGTTGATTCCAAGTATCACCGTCAGAGGCCGCTATTTCAGTTGATACGTGGTCAGTAATGGTCACCAAATCAAAGTCGGCCGTTGGTACACCAGTAATACGTGATAACTTACGCAACTCTAGTGATAAGTGTGGATTGGCTCCGTTTACGGCTAATCTATTGGTGTCTGGCTCATCTTTATACTTCGGATATATGGTATTTGGGTCATAAAAACCTTTATCTTTCTGTGCGAGCTCCGCTGGTACTCCTGGTAAACTGCCCAATACCATCGGCTCTTGACAATCTTCGCCGTCTCTAAAGTACCCAAAAACCCAAGTGCCTTCAACTAAAAAACTTGGCGACTGACCTAATCCTGAAATGGCCGCTGATGTAGTAGGTAATACGCATTGCGCCCAAGGTAAATCTTCCGTAGGTAAAACGGTTTTATCCTGCGTATGAAGGCCAACACAACGTACTCGTACTCGGCCTAGTTTCTGTGGGTCTTGTCTGTCTTCAACTACGCCGTTAAACCAGATGAAGCCGTTAAACCCTAAATAATTTTTATCGTATCTCATAATTTTTTCCGATATTGCTCGCCTTTTAATCCACTAAGCATACGCATTTTAATGCCATTTTCTATTTGTTTACGCAAACTACACATAAACGAACATTTATGACAATTATGGTCGCACTTTGGAATTTGCAACCTGCGATAGAGCGCCGTTAGAGTACGCTTGATGGCCTTTGTAATAGACAAACTCTGCGTATCTCTACGGTGGCCTGAGCGATTAACTGATTGTTTTTCATTGACTATTTCAAATATCTTACCTATCATATCTTACTCTACGGCCTCCTGTGCGTACCATATATATTTCGTTCTTATTATATATTATCACGTCTTTTATAGGGTTGACCTCTCGTCTGGCCTCTGATATAGTATGTGTATTGGCCATATTGACACAATCTTGTTTACACGCCTCCAGCGCCGGACTCAACGGATTCTCTGAGCTTCTCTTATGTATAGACATCACCCTCAAACTCCTTTAATTGTTCGTTGTATATATTCAACTTTGAGGTATTGTCTTGACCTATGTTGGATAATGCCTCCTCCTCTGTCGGAAATGCACTCCTAACGCTGTCCTTTTGACATTCTAGTACCATTTCGTGTCTTTGTGCTGATATATTTACTATATGTTTAATGGCAACTATTAGATAACGGCCACTTGTATAATTGTTTAATCCCTCATCTGTTTCACTATTTTGTGGTTTCTTTACTTGTTGAGTAAATACCACCACGTCACCTGCATTTAACAAGGTATTACCATATACTAGTAAGGTTAGATTATGATTTAACATACTTTGTTGGTGACTAATTCTTATGCCTAATTTACTTGACTTTACATCTTCGTAATCGTTGTGTGTCTTGGTAGTATTTGTATTGACCATTACCTTACTATCAAAATGTTCATTAAGTGGTTTACGTGTGTCGGCATATTCTACACCTTCAGGATATAATAGACCTGCCTCGTTCCTCATTTCATTATGTGGTTGTTTCTTACCCTCTTTTATATAATCAAAGTCGGTGACGGTAATTGTTTTATTAAATGCGTTATGACTTATTACTTTATTGGCATATAATCCTTCATTCATATTACTTAATACATCAATTGGTTTTTTATAGTCATATCTTATTACACTAGATAATCTTCTTTCAATGTCTCTCTTTTGTGGCATTTTTCTATCTTCGGTCACACTAGATATCATTGACGCAAACTTCCACCTTGGTGTTATCTCTGCACCTAAACTATTGTAGGCCAACATACTGGCAATAGACCTAAAATAAAAACCTTTACTTGTCTCATAAAAACAATAACCAGAATTATTAGGAAATTGTGATGGCACGGCACTCTTGGACAATAATGTGATTGCCTTATATGGTTTTAAATTAGGTATTACTATTTTTGTATTTGTTGCCGTTGGTTCAAAGAAAAATGGTTTTGTTGACTTTAATTTGTTTCTTAATATATCATTGATAGCATTCTCTACTGGACCTGCGTATGCCTTACTAACTTTGGTAATAGAATTTCTATACATTTCAGGTGAACAAAAATATATAATATAACCTTGCGCCTTGGTTTGTTTAGGGTCTTCTTGTACACTATCAATTTTATATATCTGCAATGGTACACCTGTCACGTCTGAATAATCATAACCTGATATACCTGGTGAATTAAATTTTAAAGATAGTCTTTCTAAACCTGTAATAGGCAACACGGTTCTAATATCTTGCATATCATATACAACGATTCTACCCATTACATTATTGGTCAAAATGTCTTCTCTTATTTCAAAGTTGACCAATATGCCTAGTATGTCAATGCTTATAGGAAGTTTTTCATTATCGTGTCTGTACGATAATATTCTGCACTCTGCTAAATTAAATTGACCTGCTTTGTCAAATATATCTCTGTCTTGAGCCATATCATTATTGTCTTATCAGTAATCTAAATTCATCAACAAATGCATTTAGATAATTAGGTGATAATAGTCTTATTTGCCTTTTCTTATCTTGTAATCTTCTTTCGTGTTCAATGTTAGATACTGCCTCTGCACCTAGCTCATCACTATTAACTACAATTTTATGTGTAAAATCAGCAGGTCCATCGCCTTGTTGTTTACCACTTGATTGTGTCTTCTCATAGTGGTGTATACCACCTGGATTATCATACTTGTCTTTTACAAATTGTTGAAAATTAAACTCATCTAATGGCCAATCGTGAAATCTATTTACTACATTGTTTAATAGACACACAACCCAAAAATAATCTACACTACCATATGCCTTGTAAGCAATTGTCTCTGGCGAATCACCTTCAGGCACATCAATTGAATCATATAAAGATAAATTATTTGCTATCTTACTTCTTACTTTAACTCTTCGCCAAATATCTGTTACCTGTTTTAGGTTGCCAGTTTGGCCAGTTATGTTATAGTTGATGACTGGAAATTCATTAAAATACTGCATTATGCACCGTCCACAATATCTTGTTTAGTTAATATTCTGTCTTCAATAAATTGCACGGTCAATTTTGTGTGTACAGGTATACCTGTGCCTTCAAAAAATGTTGCTTGACCATCAGGTGAATA